GCAAGCGTTCCTTTTACTTCCTGAGTGTTCATTCTCCTCCGTTGGTTACCTTGTAATTATAGCAGATCTTGGGAGCATTGGGCAACAGGTGTGACAGTTTTCACATCGTCCCAGTGCCGTACAGCGTTGGCAACGATAGCCACATTGGTAACCATGTAAGAAACAAAAATAAGGGTGCGTATGCCAGCAATAGTATCAGATTCTCTGTCTGTTTTTCCACTCTTTTCTCCTAATGCTTTCGCCCAGATTCTCCAAGTGCTCTTTCTTTTACTCACACAAGCATCCCTTTAGTATTCATAAAATTAAGTGTTTCTTTAAGAGTACCGCGATGCTGCATTCCCAAAGCAATCATAGGATACTCTGCTTCTTCACCAAACTCGTCACGAAACTGCGACTCAGTAAAATCTTTATTAAGTTTATAAACGATAGTATCATCCATATGAACTGCTTCCATTAGAGCATATGCTCTATCAGATTCCATGTTGCCGTTGCTGTAGATAATTGCTTTCATTTGTTCTGCCAGTCGTCGATTTGTTCTTGAGTGGGTACAATGATTCGGAAGGCAAGACCCTCCTCCTCAAACTCTTCGTTCATTTTTTCATAGGTCTTAGGTGTAATCTTTCGATGCTGTTCAGCACCAAGATTATCTAGAAAATCATTAGTCACGTTGCCTCCAATCATCAGGTTTATCGCGTTGGAACCAATCTACAATTTCATCGGCACCATCAAACCCCGTTCTGTGATTGGATGGGTCGGGGTCACCTAATCCCATCCTATTCATAAAATCGTCTATACTACCTTCTTGAATTCCGTTAGATTGGCGTCTTGCTTTGTTTAACCAATCTCTAGCAAGCGTATGAGACTTTGCTAATTTTTCTGCCCAGATCATGTCCTCTAGGGGGACTTCTTCGTTGTTAGCGATGCACCTACAGATAGACTCTAACCTGAGTCGGTACGCGGTCGAAAGCATAAATCTACACCAGATACAGTGTTATTTAGATTCTAACATAGATGTCAACTCTTCTGTCTTGTTCCAGTCAGCATATGCTGAATCAGATCGTTCCATGAGAATATCAAAAATATCATTCTTGATCACTTCATTGGAAACGTAATCGTCTAAGTACATATCCAATGCTTCTTTAAGATATCTTTTTCTATGCCACTCTGGAGAGTATGGTTTGTAATCCATGATGTAGATTTCAGAGAGTAAAATTATTTAGGACTCATCCAACATCTTTGAAAAGTCATTGACTTTTTCAAACTTGAGAGTCCGTAAAAACTTATCTACTAGTATATCACCTTTGTGTGAAATGACAAACACATTGGTGCCATTTCCAAGACTTCTTAATATTTGAAGAAGTTCACCTGTACCAGATGCATCAAGAGAACTATCAAACACTTCGTCTAGAATCAACAGATTAGTAGCAACGCTGTTCTTCATTCTAGCAACCTCACGCCAGGTAAACAACAGTGCCAAATCAATCTTCTGTTTCTCACCTTCAGAGAAAGATGCATAAGAGAACTCGTCACGGAAACGACTCTTGATAACTTCGTTGAACTCTTCGTCTAGAGTGAAGTTCACAAAGAAGTCCATCGACTGTAGATACTTATTAATCAGTTGATTGAAGATGGGAACATACTTCTTAATAATCTGACTCTTGATACCAGAGTCTTTTAGCAGTGATGATACAACTTGAAACTCATCTAGTTGCTGACTGACTGAAGAACAATCTTTTTCAACACTCTTATATTGGGAAACAAATCCTTGCAGAGTTTCTTTCTCCTGGTCAATGTTAGGAGTGCTCTGCTGCAGTTCAGTGATCTCCTTTGCAATCTGCAGATTCTCCATTTCAACGCGAACAATCTCTCGTTCAACTGCAGTAGTGTCACTACGAACTTCATACAATTTTGCAGAAGTTTCTTCCATCTTAGTAACGACTTCTACTGCTTCTTCAATATCTTTAGTAAATCCTTCAATCTCTTTAGCAAGAAGTTTGCCCGATTTGGACATTGTACTTACCTTCTCTTGCTTGAACAAACCACCAATGTCTTGACTACAAGTAGGACAGGTGTCATGGTCTTTGAAGAACTTCAGGTCCTTTGCAATCAACTTAAGTTCAGATTTTTTATCCGATTGACTTTGACGTAGTTTGCGAACGAACTTTTTCTGAGGTTCAATATCACCCATTTGTTCTTCTAAACAAATAGTTTCTTCTTTCTTCAGTTTGTGTTTTTCTTGCAGTTTATTGATACGCTCAATATTCTTATCATACCTTTCTTGCTTCTCTTCCTGACGATTTTGATTTACTTCTGTCAAAGAATCAATCAGTTTCTGTTGACTATCAACCTTCTCTTTTGTAAGACGAAGCATATGCCCACAGTCATTACTTTGACCTTGAGCAGTGCGAACTCTATCTTTCAAAAGTGTATTCATGTTTGAGAAGATTTGGATATCAAGTAAATCCTCAATCACCTCTCGTCTATGTGCAGCAGTGAGTTGCATGAAGGGTACAAAGGTGCTGGACCCAAGAATGACGACTTGGGTAAATGACTTAAAGTTAAGTTTGAGTACGGATTGTTCAAGGTACTTTTGTGTGTCCTTGGTGGCGGCGTCCTGGTCAACCAGTTTATTATTTTTGTAAAGTTCAAAGACATTAGGTTTGATAGCTCGGAATACACGATACTCATCTTTACCAATAGAGAACGTAACTTCTACCTTGCAACTCTTCTCATTGATACTGTTTACCAGTTGACCTTTGTTAATCTTCCTGAATGGTTTATTAAACAAAGCAAAACACAGGGCGTCCAACATAGTGGACTTCCCTGCGCCATTGTCTCCAACAATCAATGTTGATGGTGATTCACAAAAATCAATCTCAGTCCACTGGTCACCTGTAGAGAGAAAGTTTTTCCAGCGAATAGTTTCAAAAGTAATCATTACGGGGGAATAATCAGATCGTCTTTTTTGATAACAGAATAGGAGTATCCATATGTATTGCAGTTAATGGCAATAACATTTTTGTCAACTTCAGTGACTTCTAAATGGTCTGCATAATCTTCAGCATTTAATTGTAGCACATATCTTTCAGCATCGTCTCTATCTTCAAATACAGTCACTGTTTTGGTATAGTCTTTGCTATTTACAGCGTAGATACCACCTGATTTTGTATCTGTTAAAACGAACATTAGATTTCTGCGGCTTCCATGTACAACGATCTCATAACATTTTTAATGTTGGACTTGTTCACCTTAAGATCTATTTCATCTATGTAGTTATCAAGAAGAGTCATCGTATCTTCGGATTCCAGAACTTCAGAATTTCCTGTTTCAACACTCAAGTCTTCAATAATTTTTAGATCACCAAGACCCATGTCTTGAAGTTGACTTACAGCATAATCAAATTTTGCATAGTCACCCTTCTCTTCAACGATTAGTTTGACATATGCTCCTTTGAGTTCGGAAGCATCTGGTAAAACAACCCCACCATTATAATAAAGCTTATGAAAGATGTCAAAAGGATTCCTGTAGAAAGTTGTTCTAAAAGTTTCTGTGTTGAGGACATGAAATCCTCTTTTACATCCGTAGTCATTCCAATACAGTTGATATGGGTTGCCAAGATATGTAATATTTTTCTTAGAAGATTTCATGTGATAATGACCACTAAACACCTTTGCAAATTTTGAAAAGTGTTTAGCATCCATACCATTATTCATCACATGACCAGGGTGTGCTTCAAAACCGTTAAGCTCAAGATGACCCATACAGATAGGAGCATTACTTTCGGTAACAACTCGTAGGGATTCTTCTCGGTTCTCGTCACATATCCAAGGCAAAAGAAGAATAGGAATACCGTCAAAATCAACGGTAGTAGGTTCAGTATAGACACTGATGTTGTCGTATCCCTCAAGTAACTCACCTGGGGCGTTAACTCGTAGAGTGTTCTTGTAGTAGATATCATGATTGCCTACAAGCATGTGCATACGAACATTCCTCTCTTGAAGAGGATTGAACCACATTTCTTTCGCTGCTTCCAGCGACATAAAGTTGATAGATCGACGTTTGTCAAAGGTGTCTCCTAAGGCAATGACTGTATCAATTTTATGTGCGTCTATAAAAGGAAGCACAACATCTTTATAAAACTTTCGATAGTGATCGATGAATGACTGATTATCATTACGAACACCAAAATGTTGATCAGTTATCAGAAGGATTTTCATAATTAATTCCAAGAAAAACTTAGAGTTACTCTAGGTTCTGTAATAACAGGTTGATGATATACTCCCTTTGTGATAAGGACACTATCACCTGGGTTTAAAGTATATGATAAATCATTATCAAAGTTATATGTGACCGTTCCAATAGCAGCGACTATCAAAACGTTCATCGTATCTTTATGGCGTCCATAGGTAGAACTATTATTACCAAAAGATGTATAAACATGCATCTCAGCAACATCTAGTTCTGCTTTCACTTCATTAAATGCTTTCAGGATAGACCCTGGATAATAGTTGGAATGAAGTGCAAAGGTTGGTGGTGTTTTTGGATCTTTGGCAACAAAATTTACTGTTTCATTTTTAAATTCAAATCCAATTTTATCAATCACATCAGACCAATCTACAGATTTTACAACTTCAAAATGATTTTTAGTAAATTCAATCACCAGATTTTTTTCCTTTCTCTAAATCACGAAGGCGTTTCCGCCAATAATCATCTTCACGCTGTTGCTGTTGCTCTTCTTGCTTTTCGGTCATCGTTTTGAGTTCATCTCTACGCGGGACTTGATTTGATTATACCCTGAATCCGTGTCACCGTCAACAGTGAACACATGATCATAACCAGACTTCTCCAGGATTTTATCTTTAATATCTAGTTGTCTTTTCTCTTTAGCAATTCTTCTTAGAAAAGCATAATAAACAATCTGCGTGAAATATGCAAAAGGATTTTTTGATTTTGCTGGATTAAAATTGTCAATGTATTGAATGCAATTTTCAATACCATCACAAACCATGTCATCCTTATACATGTAGTTAATAAAGTTTGGTCTGTATGACAAGTGAGTTGCAATCTTTAAAAAACAACTACCAATATAATTTCCTACCCTAGGTTTATTAGGACTCTTCCAAGTCTTTAGAGTAGTAAACTGCTCATCAGAATCCATATCAGCGAGACCTGGGATTTCTTTTACCGCAGCATTATATACTCGTTCCTTGTACTTGATAATAGCAGCAAGGAACTCTTGGTTATCAACATAATGTTGTTTTTGTTTTTTAGTAGATGTTTTCATATAGTAACTTGCTTTATGTACATTATAACACACTTGACAATCTTGTCAATTCTCTGTAGAATAACCATGTAAGGGTTCAAGACAAGTTATAGCTTTAATCAAATAATGAAGGTTGTGAAGGATTTTTATAACATGCCTCTAGTAAATGACGAGCGGCACTCACGTTTCCTAGATACCCCATTTCGGGTTCTAGTTCCATTTGTGAATCAGACTTTTTTTCATCGTCTTCATCAAGGTTGAATGATTCATATAAAAAGATAACTTCCTTGCTCATTGAAGAAACTAGTAAGATATCTTTTTCTCGTAATATAAAGAAATCTTCATCAGAAAACTGCATCCACTTTGCAAATCCTATTCCTCTGACGGTGCGCCCTTCTTCAGTTTCTTTCGTAACAATTTGGGTACAAACTGGGTTTTGAATGAAGACCAAAGTTTCCCCATTGTCTTCCGTAAGTACAGCTTTGCCAAGTACCTCTTCTCCATTGAGGAGCTTGAATATTCCGTAGAATTCTTCGTCATGTCTTGCGTAGTTAATCATAAGCCTTTACTTTTACATCTATGATTTCATACTGAAATTTTTCTTCGTTATATACCTTGACTCTCTCCATCAAATGATTGAG